TTCGGTGCAGCACCGACTAAAAACGAAGGTGGAGCGGTTAATTTCGACAACGCACAGGAGTCGTTCACTTCTCGCTACACCCACGAGACCATTGCATTAGCCTTCTCGATCACCGAGGAAGCTATTGAGGATAACCTGTACGACCGTCTGGCGTCTCGTTATACTCGCGCACTGGCTCGTTCGATGGCTCACACAAAGCAAGTTAAGGCGGCTAACGTCCTTAACAACGCCTTCAACTCTAGCTTTACTGGCGGCGACGGCAAAGAGCTTTGTGCAACGGATCACCCGCTTTCTGGCGGTGGTACGCTTGCAAACGAGCCGTCTACTGCGGCAGACCTGAACGAGACTTCGCTTGAAGATGCTATGATTAGCATCTCGGGCTTTGTCGATGAGCGTGGTCTGAAAATCGCCCTTCGTGGTACTAAGCTGATCATTCCTCCGGCACTTCAGTTTGTCGCTGAGCGTCTGATGGCTTCGAACCTGCGTGTCGCTACTGCCGACAATGACATCAACGCCCTGCGTAGCACCGGCATGATGTCTGAGGGTTATGTCATCAACCACTTCTTAACGGATACCGATGCGTTCTTCATTAAGACTGACGCACCGAACGGCTTCAAGCACTTCGAACGTGCTCCGATCCGTACTCAGATGGAAGGTGACTTCGACACCGGCAACATGAGGTTTAAGGCTCGTGAGCGTTACAGCTTCGGCTTCTCTGATCCGCGCTGCGTATTCGGTTCGCCGGGGGCATAAACCCACAAAATACCCGATCAAAGGGCGGCTTTTCAGTCGCCCTTTTTTCATTTATAGTAATCTTATTCCTGACAGCTTCGGCTGACACTTGCCACGACAGGAGACATAAATGGCAAATACTACATTCAACGGACCAGTCCGTTCTGAGAATGGCTTCAAGACCATCATCAAAAACGCTACGACAGGCGCTCTCACCAATGAGATGACCCTGTCCACATACAGCACATCAATTAGCATCGCGGCTACTGGCACTGCCCACAAAGAGTCGTCAATCGGTATCCCGTCTAACTTCATCCCTATGGGTGTTGCTATCACCGTAACAAGTGCTGCGGCGAACGCCGTAAACTTGGTTGATATTGGTACAGATGCGGACACAGATGGGTTTGTTGACGGCATTACTGTTGCTATCAACTCGACAGGCTTCAAGGGTTTCTTTCCTTGTAACGGCGTCCTCGGCATGTCCGGTGGCGCAACCACTGCTGCTACAGAGACCGCTGATGAGGTCGAGGTTGTAATTTCGGGTACAGCAGGTGCGGGCGGTGTTATTGCCCTCAAGTTCTTCGGCATTGCATCCGACTCTCCAACTGCATAAGGGAGGGTTAAATGTCCGGATCTGACGTAAAGACAAAGCGTATTACTGGCACCGGCTCTGTCGGTGTTGGTCCTGCGCGTATCCGTCAGATACAGTTAAAAACAGCTTCTGGCACCCCTCGTTTAACTGTTACTGACGGTAATGGAGGAGCGACAGTGTTAGATCTGGATTTTAACGCATCTGATACACATTCAGTAAACATCCCAGCAGAGGGTATAAGAGTAAGCGATATTCATGTATCGACACTCACAAATATCACTGCTGTGACGTTTTTCTTCAGCTAGGTGCGTTATGGCTCGCCGTAAGGCAAAAATGCCGAAACGCAATAAAAAGAACTTTCGCCCCACTGAAAAGGGCGCGGGTATGACTAGAGCCGGGGTAGCTGCTTATAGACGAGCAAATCCCGGCTCTAAGTTAAAAACTGCAGTTACTGGAAAAGTTAAAAAAGGCAGTAAAGCGGCAAAACGTCGTAAGTCTTTTTGTGCTCGTTCTGCTGGTCAAATGAAAAAGTTCCCAAAAGCTGCAAAAGATCCGAATTCACGTTTGCGGCAAGCGCGCAGAAGATGGAAGTGCTGATGAAGGCCGAAGAAGTTTTAAAACTTTTAGAAAAACACGAGGCTGATTGTAGCCAGCGGTACGCTGATATTCAAGATAAGTTGAAGTCGCTCGATAACCGTATGTGGGGCATTATGGTTTTAATCGTTTTGGCTGCAGGTTTAGAGCAGCTCCTCTGATGGTGATGGGTCGCGCACAAATGCGGCAACAGGTTTCGAAGCCGCCGCAAAAACGTAAGTGGAGTGCAAAACGAAAGAAGTCCGTAAATTGCAAAAAACCTAAAGGTTTTAGTGAACGCGCACATTGCGCTGGAAAAAGGAAAAAACGTCGTGGCTAAAGATGCATGTTATCGAAAAGTTAAAGCTCGCTATTCGGTCTTCCCATCAGCGTATGCGTCTGGAGCGATTGCTAAATGTCGAAAAGTCGGAGCCGCTAACTGGGGAAATAAAGGATCGTCTTCTAAAGTCTCGAAAGCGGCTAACGGAGGCTATGCTAAAGAACTGGAGCGATGCGCAAATTACAGAAAAAGAAAGACTTCTAACCCAAAGATTGCAAAAGGATGCGGAAAGGTTATGTCTAACCGCCGAAAAGTCACAAAAAGGTCTTAGCGATGGCAGTCCGCAAAACGAAGAAGGGCTTGGCCCTCAAGAGATGGTTCAAGGAGGACTGGAAGGACGTCCGCACTGGGAAAAAATGCGGCCGAAAAAAAGGTGAAAAAAGAGGTACACCTTATTGTCGTCCTTCTAAAAGAATCAGCTCTAAGACTCCAAAAACTTCAGGTGAGTTGTCGGCTTCTGAAAAAAGAAGTAGAATTCGACAAAAGGTAAAATTAGGTCAGCCTACTAAGGGTAAGCCTCGTAATGTTAAACCTTTACGGCGAAAGAAAAGGAAATCGTGATGAAGAAAAAAGGTATGGCGAAAGGCGGCGCAAAAGGCGGCGTTAGGAGAATGTCAAAGGGTGGTGCTGCTGGTGGCGCACCGAGACGTATGGTGCCAGACCCAGTTGTTGAAGAGCTCAACCCCGGTAAAACCGTGGACGTCTCTGAAATGGCTTTAGGTGGCTTTGTTGACGATAAAATGGTCAACCGTATGATGGGCGGTGGTCGTCCTAAAGGCATGGCTAAAGGTGGCTATCGCGGCGGTAAGGTAAAGTAATTGCCTTATTTACAAAGCAGTATTCCGCACTTTAAATGCTGGGTGCGAAGAGAGTACACGCATAATCATCGAAAATACCATGGCGAATTTTTACACGCGATGGCTATTGGTGTGACTACAATGCCGAATAGATGCTTGAGCTTTCAAGTATTATTTACGGGCTTTGAGGTCGATGACTCTGATGAGCCTAATGTGCATGGCGGTGCTATGTGGGCGCGAATGCCCATAACAGCCCTCGTTGGCGACACACCCTTTGATGAGTGGGCTCAGCCTATGCCTGTGCATTTTGCACAGCCATGGGACTGTATGTCGCACACCCACGCTGTATATCGTTTAGACCGTGCGCATCCTTGCCCATGGCTTGCTAAGATTGACGGTAATTTTTACCCTGCAAAGTATTACTTTACCGTTGATTATACCGAAAGTGAGGTGGCGGACGATCCAGCCCAGCATAAACAAAGCCATGTTTTAGAGCTTTTAGACGCGGGAAAGTGGACGGGAAATATCGTAGCACTTCCGAATAATCGGGTTCGGGTGACTCATCCCGCTTGGTTTGAGACAGGCGACGGACCTCCAGATTTTCGTCCATCACAGCATATTCACTATTCAAAATCTGATTTAGACTATACCATGGACGTAAATCAAATTTTTGATAACCTGTATGCGAAAGACGACTGATGGCTGTTTCAGGTTCTAAAAATTTTAACATTGATGTTTCAGATGCTATTGAAGAAGCATTTGAACGATGTGGTGTAGAAGTTCGAACTGGTTATAGCTTACGCACAGCGCGGCGTTCCTTAAATCTTATGTTAGCTGAATGGGCTAACAGGGGCGTAAACTTGTTTTCTATTGAACAAGTAACAACAACGCTTACTGAAGGCACGGCTAATTATACGTTAGGCGCTGATACCATTGATATTTTAGAGATGGTTTTACGTCGAAGCGGCACCGATACTACAATGTCTCGTATTGGAAGAGGCGAATATTTAAACATTCCTACTAAAACAGATAAGGGTAGACCCTCTCAGTTTTTTGTAGATCGACAAGTTAATCCTATTGTGTATTTATGGCAAACGCCAGAAAACTCAACTGATCAGATCGTTTATTATCGTTTAGTACGGCTTGATGATGCGGATGACTACAATAACGACTTTGATCTTCCCTTTCGATTTTTTCCCTGTCTAGTCGCAGGGTTAGCGTATTACCTTAGTATGAAGATCGCTCCAGATAGAGTTGCGCTTTTAAAATCTGTTTATGACGAAGAGTTTGCAAGAGCTGCGTCAGAAGATCGAGACCGTGCTAGTCTTCGGTTAGTTCCAAGGATTATTAGCTAATGTCTTTCGCATCAGGAAAACATGCTAAATTTATTTCTGACAGAAGCGGAATGGCGTTTCCTTATTCAGAAAGAATAAAAGAGTGGAATGGGTCTATTGTTCATATTTCAGAATATGAAAGAAAACACCCGCAACTTGAACCGAGTCATCCGTCGGCTGATGCTCAAGCCTTACGAGAGGCTAGAGTTGATCGCACTGAGCCTTCTATACAGTATGGATTTGATCCTGTTGGGTTTCCAAGTCATGACTACTTACCACCGTCTACTTTACAAGCTGTAGGGGCTGTTGGGAATGTTGAGGTGCAAGTAACATGAGTCTGACTTATACTTCTTTGAAACAAAGAATACAGGATTTTTGCGAAAACGATGAAACGACGTTCGTAAATAATCTCGACACTTTTATCACGACTGCAGAAGAACGAATCTTAAAATCTGTTGATTTAGACTATTTTAAGAAAAACGTCTCAGCGGCTACGACTGCATCTAATAAATTTTTAAGTCTTCCGACTGATTATTTATCTAGCTTCTCATTAGCTGTTACCGACGGAGCAGGTCGTAAAAGCTATCTTACACAAAAAGACGCTTCTTTGATTGAGGAGTTCAACCCCACCGATAGGTCAGGGTTGCCTCGATATTATGCGCCATATGATGTCAGTAGCTTTATTTTAGCTCCAGTTCCTGATGCGGCTTACGCTGTTGAACTAAATTATTTTTATCGGCCAGTGTCGATAACAGCGTCGACCGACGGAACTACATGGCTAGGTACTAATGCTCCAAATGCATTACTTTATGCTTGCCTAGTAGAGTCATATATATTTATGAAAGGAGAACAACCGATCATATCTCTATATGAAGCTCGTTATGCCGAATCTATCGCTCGCCTTAAAAATTATGGCGAAGGTCTGGAGAATACAGATACTTATAGAGAGGGTCTGGTTAGAACAATTAAGTCGTAACTTGTTCAGGAACCAAGATGAACCTTTCTAATAAAAGTATCGCCATAGTTGGACTGGGCGGTAGCTACAGTGACTTTGTGCGTTGTCGAATTAACTCTTTGTCTTTTGACGAGGTCTGGGGAATAAACAGCATCGGCGGCATCTTTCACGTTGATCGCACCTTTATGATGGACCCGGCCTCTCGTTTTTTGGACGACATTAAAGCTGGCAAACAAACCGGAATTGGTCAGGATTTCCTGCTTCGCACACCCAACAAAGGTCCGATCTATTCTTGTGCGTTAGACAAACGTGTTCCTGAGATTGAAGAGTATCCGTTAGAGGCAGTAATTGCTGACGTACAGTATCCGTACTTCAACAACACGGTTTCCTACGCAATCGCTTTTGCGATTCACCACAAGGTTGGCTCCATCAATCTGTTTGGGTTGGATTTCAGTTACAAGCAAAATCTGCATTTCGCAGAGGCGGGAAGAGCCTGTGTGGAGTTTTGGTGTGCTGTGGCCCTATCACGGGGCATTCACGTAGAAGTAGCCCCTACCTCAACGCTTCTGGACACAAACGTCCCAGAGGACGAAAGGCTGTATGGTTATCACAGGCTGGCGGATCCTTTGGTTCAGCGCGTGACCAATGGTCAGCTGGTAATAGCCAAGCGCAGCGAGATAGGTGAAATCGAAGAGCAGGAAGGTCTGTCCTCCCCAGAGCCTTTGGATGGACGGGATCCGGTTTTGATTGGTAGGCATGACGTAGCAAACGTAACTTACGAGGATAAAAAGAATGTTTAACGGTGGAATTGACGTTGGTGCAGTGAATATTATGACCTCTGACGATGGCGGTCACAGCACAGAACAGATCGTAGAACTTGCTATGGATAAGATTATGCGTGTGTCAGATACTGCACCGCAGCCTATAAGAGATCAAGCAGAGGCTTTTCAGAATCACTTGCGTCATGTATTGTATCATTATATGGAGTTGGCAAGGCGGGAAGAACGCGCTACTATTGCTAGCCGAATGCACAAAGCTGGAAACAGCGAAATGGCAGACCTCGTTAGGAGAATCTAATGGCGATTACGCAAGCGATGTGTACAACTTTCAAGAGGCAGCTTCTTGAGGGAACACACAACTTTAAAAACTCAGGCGGGTCCACCTTTAAACTCGCTTTGTATGCAGTTGGCGGTGGCGGCAAGTCCAGCACCACGGCTACTCTTGGTGCGTCCACAACGGCGTTTACCACTACCGGTGAGGTAGCGAACAGCGGTTCGTATTCTTCCGGCGGTGGGACTCTGACCCGTGTTGATCCATCGGTTTCAGGCACGACAGCACTCACTGATTTTGCAGACATCAGCTTCACCACAGCGACCATTACCGCTCGTGGCGCTCTTATCTACAATTCATCTGCTACAAATGCAGGGGTCGCCGTCCTGAACTTCTCGACGGACAAGACTTCGACTGCGGGTACTTTCACGATTCAGTTCCCTACGGCTGACGCTTCTAACGCTATCATCCGTATCGCTTAGTAAGGGGGGACAAGACGATGGCTCTTGTCCTTGCTGATCGTATAAAGGAAACCACGACCACCACAGGCACCGGCACATATACTTTGGCCGGTGCGGTGACGGGTTTTGAGTCGTTTGGCTCCGTTGGTAACGGCAACACCACATATTACTGTTGTACAGACGGGTCTGATTTTGAGGTAGGCGTTGGGACATATACGTCCAGCGGCACTACTCTTGCGCGTACAACCATCCTGCAATCCAGCAATAGTGACAACGCCGTCGATTGGTCGGCGGGTACGCGGGATATTTTCTGTACGCAGCCAGCAGAGAAGGCGGTGTTCCTCGACGGGAGTGGTGACGTTACTCTTGGAAACGACCTAACTGTTTCAGGCGACTTGTTTGTCAACGGCGGCACTATTCGTTCAGAGGACGGCACTCTCGACTTCGGAGACAACAGCGGAGACAACTGGGGGCAGGTTAGCTATCAAAGTGGCGCTACGATTAACGGGCTTGATTCTCAGTTTAGTAACGCTATCCGGTTCTCAAATGAGCAAGGCAGCACTAACCAGCACATGTTGCTCCTTGATACGGCAGCAAATGCGTCTCAAAAGGTATGGGGTGTTTCTGTCAATGACACCCCTATTGTCAGCGTAACTGGCCAATCAAAAATCGTATTGCATGAAGCTGATGGTGGAAGCAATACCACTATTATTTCGCCGACTAGCCCGACTGCCGACCGCACGATTACTCTGCCGGATGCCACTGGACAGGTTGCTCTGACATCAGACATAAACTCTACCAACGTCACGGCTGCCGGTGCGCTGATGGACAGCGAGGTGACGAACCTCGCACAAGTAAAAGCCTTCGACTCGTCCGATTACGCTACCGCAGCGCAGGGAACCACTGCTGACGCAGCACTGCCTAAAGCTGGCGGCACGATGACCGGCAACCTTGAACTAAACAATGTGGATATTGTTTTTGAGGGAAGCACGGCGGATGCCAACGAAACGACTCTGACCGCAATAAACCCAACAGCGGACAGAACAATCTCGCTGCCTAATCAGTCTGGCACCGTGATGGTCACGATTGGTGATAGTTTTCGTACTGGAGTGTCACAGACATATAGCGGCACTGGATCACCAAGTTATCTTGTGGATGGAGAGTTTCAACCGATTGCCACCGTTACGCCTAGTGGCAGTTCACACAACTACTTCTTTACTGGCAGGATTGTCGCGCAGTCTGGTCAGAACGTACACACCCTTAACATCACTGTGGCGTTACGTTCTAACACACTTCCAGATTTGTCTTTTACCGCAAACTATAATGAAGATGTTGTTGGAACAGCATCTCAGTACATCACCCCTGTGTTGTACACCAAGGAGACAAGCCCAGCCAGCTTCATCCTTGCGGTGGAAGTCCACAATACGATTTTTGGTACGCTCACCGCTGACCTTGATTTCTTTGCGCGGACACAGGAAGACCTTGCTGATATCTCCGTCAACCAGACAAACGGCAGTGAGATAACATCCACACCAACTGGCTACACTCTCAACCAGTTTACCAAGACAACCGCGCTGGATAACGCCAATCAGTTTGTCTTCAACCAAGATGTTCAGTTCACTGGCGACAACTACAACGTCGTCTGGGACAAGTCACAAAATCGGCTAGAGTTTGCGGATAATGCGGCTATTACGTTTGGTGCTGGCAATGATATTTCTCTGGATTGGGATGGCACAGACGGCCATTTGACAGTTGCAGGAACTTTAAACATTGAAGGTTCTGGCGAAACACTTGCTAAGTTTATTGATGACGGCGCAGTCGAGCTTTATCACAACAACAGCAAGAAGTTTGAGACGACTAGCGCAGGCGTAACCGTAACTGGCGATGCTACCGTCTCAGGCGACCTGTTCGTCAACGGCGGCACTATCCGTTCAGAGGATGGCACTCTCGACTTCGGTGACAACAGCGCAGACAACTGGGGGCAGATTAGCTATCAGTCTGGCGCGGACATTAACGGATTTTCTTCTCAGTTTGACAACGCTGTCCGGTTTTCAAATGAGCAGGGCGGCACTAACCAACACATGCTGCTCCTTGATACGGCAGCAAACAACGCCGGGAATATTTGGGGCGTTAGTCAAAATGATACTCCCATCTTTGGTGTGACCGGACAGTCTCACATAAAGATGTATCACCCCAATGGGTCTAGCAATTCTGTCACTATTTCCCCTACCACCCCAACCGCCAACCGCACGATTACACTCCCCGACGCAACCGGAACAGTACAGCTTACAGATGGTAGCGGCGCAAGCCTCACATCTCTGAACGCCACGCAGCTAACCAGCGGCACTGTACCCAACGCCAGACTTGACGCGCAGCTACAGGACGTAGCTGGTCTTGCAGTTACAAATGGTGGCTTTATCGTAGGTGATGGCTCGAACTTTGTTTTGGAAACAGGGTCTACTGCTAGGACATCTCTTGGATTAGGCGCGGCGGCTGTACTAGACACAGGTATATCGAACAATAACGTGCCGAAGTTCACCAGCGGCGTAGCCGACAATGATTTTTTGCGGGTTGATGGAACGGCT